AAAAAGGAAATGGAAAGAAAGAAAAAGTTCTATGCTGATTCTGGACAGCCATATAAATTTTATCAAGAATATATGATGGAAGTGCAGAGTGCTGATGACTCTATGTTCAGCAGGAAGCATATTAAATATTGGGAAGGTACTTTTAAATATGATGAAGATTCAGATATTTGCTTTTTAAATATTGATGGAGAATTAAAACCTGTAAATATTTTTGCTGGAGTTGACCCAGCGACAGATAGTGCAAGGAGAGACGCTGACTATAGTGTTATAATGGTAATCGCTGTAGATAGTGATAATAATATCTATGTATTAGATTACT